GCGCACGGTGAACATCTCCGTGACGCTCGTCACGCGAAGCCTGCGCGGCGACCTTGGCGCCATGTCGGCCCTCGAGGGCGTACGCCGGGCCCTCTTCGGCTGGCGGCCCGAGCTCACCGACGAACTGACCCAGGAGGTCATGCAGCTCGGATTCGGGCCGCTTGCGCCCACGCGCGAGGGCTTCGTTGACGAAGACCAGGGGCTCTGGCGCTTCGTCCTCTCGTTTTCCTGCACGACCGTCGCGGTCGCCGAAGTCGAACCCATCAACGGCCCTCCGCTGCAGGGCGTCACGTTCAAGAACGCATGAAACGCTATCGATATAACGGACCCGTGAGCGGGGCGACGCTCTCCGACGGCACCGCGATTCAGTTCGTGCCCGGCCGCGAGCTCAAGCTCCCCTCGACCGATCCGTACGTCGCGACCTTAGTCGCGCGTGGTCACCTTCGCGCCGTCGAGCCGAAGACGGCGTCTCCTACCCCCCAGCCTGCGCCCGTGAAGGCGCGAAAGAGGACGCGATGACGGACTTCTTGCATGGCGTCGAGACCATTCCGCTCGAAAAGGGCCCTCGCCAGATTCAACAGGTGAGGTCCGCTGTCATCGGGCTGGTCGGCACCGCTCCGATTCACCTCGTACCGCAGGACCAGCGGCCTCCGGTGAACAGGCCGGTTCTCGTCACGTCGGAAACCGACGCAGCCCGCTTCGGTCCAATCACCGAAGGCTACACGATCCCGAGCGCGCTCGATGCGATTTTCAAGCAAGGCGCCGGGACGGTGTTCGTGGTGAACGTTTTCAGCGGCGAGGACGACAACACGCATTACCCGCTGCCCGCGGTCGCCGCGACCATCAGCGAGGGCGCTCTCTCGCTCGTGTCGCCCCCGGAGGCGCCCACTGACCTGAAGGAGATCGTCGACGTTGCGATCACCAAGAACGAGGACGGCAGCGGCCTCTTCGTGCTCGGCGACGATTTCACGTGGACGTGGGACCCCGAGGCCGTAGGCGATAACAAGCTGACGATCAACGTCGTGCCTGGCTCCGCCCTTGCTGGCGAGTCGAGCTGCTACGTGTGGATCTACTACACGAAGAGCACCGGCGTGGAGACCATCACCGCGTCGGACATCATTGGCACGACCGGGCTCGCGGGGCGCACGGGCATGCAGGCATGGCTGGACGCGCCGAGCCTCTACGGGTTTGGCCCAAAGGTCCTCATTGCGCCGGGCTTCTCGTCGCAGAAACAGGTCGCGACCGCTCTGACCGCACTCACGCAGGAGACTAAGCTGCGGGCCGTAGCACTCGCCGATTGCCCGGTGGGTGCGACGCGCGACCAGGTGATCGAGGCGCGCGGTGAGGCTGGCGCGATCGACCTCACCCTCGCGGACCAGCGCGTCATCTACTGCTATCCGCACCTGAAGGTTGGAGACAACCTCGAGCCTTACTCGCAGTTTCTCGCGGGAGCCATCGCGGCGACCGACGCCAAGCTCGGGTACTGGCACTCGCCGAGCAACAAGAAGATGCTCGGCGTCGACGGGCTCGAAACGCCACTCACGGCCGCGGTCAATGATCCCAACTGTGACGTCGGGATGTTGAACGCGGCGGGGATCGTGACCGTGTTCACGGGCTACGGCGCCGGCATCCGGACTTGGGGAAATCACTCCTCTGCCTTCCCGGGCTCGAATGGCATCACGACATTCATCCCGGTTCGACGAACCATCGACATGGTCGACGAGGCCATCGAGCTGGCGGCGCTCGAGCACATCGACGGTCCCGTGACCGACGTGCTGGTGAACGCGATCCTCGAGGACGTGAACGCCTTCCTTCGCACCCTAGTCAACCGCAAGGCGTTGCTGCCCGGGTCACGGGTGGAGTTCTTCGCCGAGGACAACCCGTCCCAGCAGCTCGCAGCAGGACAGATCGTCTTTACGAAGACGTTCTGCCCGCCCCCGCCCGCGGAGCGCATCACCTACAAGTCGGTCCTGGACACGACGCTGCTGAGGTTCTGACATGCGAGTCTCCAAAATCTTCAATGCAAACGTGTACATCGACGGGACCAACAGCCTCCTGGGCAGGGCGAAGGAGATCGTCCTGCCCGACGTGGCGGTGAAGACCGAAGAGCACGTTGGCCTGGGCATGGTGGGCGCCATCGAGCTGCCCACCGGGCTGCAGGCGATGACGACGAAGATCAAGTGGGCGGGCTTCTACGCAGACCAGCTCACGCTCGGTGCCAACCCGTTCCAGGCCCACAAGCTCCAAGTGCGCGCGTCGCACGAGTCGTTCGAGGCGGGTGGGCGTGTCGAACAGGTGCCGCTGGTCGTGAACCTCACGGTGCGCTGGAAGAAGACCCCGCTCGGGACGATCGTCGCGCAGACGGGCCAGGAGCCCGAGGACGAGCTCGCGACGACCTACGTGAAGGTCACTCGCAACGGCGTCGAGCTGGTCGAGATCGACGTCCTCGAGAACGTCTGGAAGGTCAACGGCGAGGACGTCCTCGCCGCCTACAACAAGAACCTCGGAGGCTGATATGGACCCGAATAACCTTACCCTCGACGGCCCGCGCCCGCGAACGGCGATCGCCGCGGCGATGACGGAGGACCGGTTCGAGATCACGCTCCCATCGGGCGCGAAGGCGCAGATCCTGCGTCACGCGAAGGGGAAGCACATCCGAATGGCTTCTCGCATGGCGGCCGCCTTTGGGCAGAAGGACGACCTCGCGGTGGACTACGGGCTCATCGCGGTGAAGGCGCTCTACAACGGCAAGCCGCTGACGATCGAAGACGTGGACGAACTCCCGCAGGCGGACGTCTTCGAGCTGCTCATGTACGTGAACGAAAAAAAAAGAGCGCCTGACAGCGCAGCATCTGACGCTTCTGCAGATTGACGGGGGCGTCCCCTATCACGTGATCGACGAGCTGGACGAGGGGGAGCTCGTCGGCGCGTGGAGGGAGTTCGTTTGGTACTGCGAGGAACGCGAGCGGCACCTGCGTGAGCGCATGCCGCAGGAGAAGTAGGGAGACCGATGGCGAGCGAGATGAAGCTGTCGATGGTCTTGTCGGTCATCGACAAGGCGACCTCGCCGCTGAAGGGGATCACTTCGGCATTCGCCGCCGTGGGGGAGGCAGGCAAAAAGCTGACTGGGGTCGGCGAGAGCCTTCGCGCAGCGCGCGAGAACGTCGCCGACTTTACCGAACGCCTCAAGGGTGGGCTTCACGAGCTGGCGCAGCCTGCAATCGAAGTCGAAACGTCGCTGGCTCGCCTCGGCACGGTGATGCGCCCCTTCGAGGGCGATGTCAGCGAGTCGCTAGGTAGGGTGCGAGCCGCCGCGCTCGACTGGCAGAAAACCCACGTTGGCTCCGCGGCTGCGTATGTCGCGGCAACGCAGAAGATGATCGGCGCCGGGCTCGACGAGGCGCATGCGATCTCCGGCGCGGCGGTGGCGATGCAGGTGGCCAATGCCACCCTGAGCGACGCGACCGCGATTGCGCACAGTCTCGGCGCAGTCTACTCGCAGTTGGGCGACAAGACGCGACCGGCAGCCGATGAGCTCGCGCGCCTCGGCGACGTGATGACGCGCGCGCAGCAGGTGTTCCAGATGGAAAACCTCGGCGGCTTGCCGGACGCGCTGAAGGAGGTGGCGCCAGCTGCGACGCGTTACAGGGTATCGATTGAGCAGCTCGTCACCGGACTCGGGGCCCTCGAGGGGGCCGGCATCAAGGGCGGAGAAGGTGGGAAGGCGCTTGCCGAGATTCTTTCTGCGCTCGAGGGCGCGTCGTCCGCGCTCGGGTTCGAGATTGCGCGAACAGCCGATGGCGGCGTGGACCTCGTATCCACTCTCGGCGCGCTCGAGCGCCAGATCGGCAATGTCAGAGACATGACTCCCGCCGCCGCCGCGGCTATGCAGCAAGCCTTCGGCCCGGGGGCGTCCCTCGCGTTGCAACACCTGCTCGGAACGAGTGAAGGGCTGACCGACGCTCTTGGTGCGATAAAGGCGAGTGCTGGCGCCGCCGCCGCGGCGGCCGGCGTGTTCGAGAACACAACCGCAGGGCAGCTCGCGAAAGCCGAGCAGCAGCTCAAAGCACTCAAGGCCGAGCTCGCCGAGGGGTTCCTCCCCGCCGTCAAGGAGCTCCTTCCCCACGTCACGGACCTCGTCCAGGCCGTCTCGAAGTTCGCCGCTGAGCATCCGAATCTGGTCGCAACAGCGGGGACGATCGCCGTCATGGGCGCGGCGGCGGGCAGCGTCATCACGCCGGTCCTCTCGGCGGGCGGCGCCATCGCGAGCGTGAGTGGCCACACGTTGCAGGCAGTCGGATGGCTTGGGAAAGCAGACGGCCCAGCCTCCAAGTTTGCCGGCTCCCTGGGCAACGTAGCGCGAGGGGCCGGTCAGTTCGTCGCCGCGTCGGGCCGGATGGCGGCGTCGCTGTTCTCACAACTGATGCCCGGCACCGCGGCTGGTATCGCATCGATCGGGCGCCTCACGGCGTCCGCCGTGGCGCACGGTGCGCGAGGTGCGGCGGCCTTCGTCGCGGGCAATGCGCGAATGGCGGCGTCGCTTACGGGCAATCTCGCAGCATCCCTTGCGACCTCCGCCGCCGGTTTCGCCAGGCTGACGGGGCAGGCGATCCTCTACGCCACCCGGGGCGTCGATAGGATGATCGTGGGTGCCGTCAAGATGGGCGCGTCCCTCCTTGCGTCCGTAGTCCCCGGCCTTGCGGCCGCGACAGCCGGCGCCTTCTCGTTTGCCGCCGCGCTCCTCGCGAACCCGATCACCTGGATCGTCGCCGCCGTCATCGCGGCCGTGGCGCTCATCTACATCTACTGGGAGCCAATCAGCGAGTTCTTCGCTGGCCTGTGGAACGATATCAAGGCGGCCTTCCTGTCCGCAGGCGATGCCGTGAGCGCAGCGTGGGGCCAGGTCGTCGGCTTCTTCACGGGCATCTGGGGAGAGATCAAGGGCGCCTTCAACGAGGGTTTCGTCAACGGCATCGTGAAGGTGATCGAAACGTTCTCGCCTCTGGCGTGGATCGCGAAGGGCCTGAACGCGGTGAGCGAGTGGCTGTTCGGTTTCAGCCTGTTCGATGCCGGTTCGAACATCGTCAACACCATCGTGGAGGGCATCACCTCGATGGCGTCCAAGCCCGTCGAGGCGATGAAATCGATCGTCGGCAAGGTCCGCAACCTGCTGCCGTTCAGCCCGGCGAAAGAAGGTCCACTTCGCGATTTGCACAGGGTGAAGCTAGTCGAGACCGTGGCCGAGGCCGTGAGACCGGCCCCGCTGGTGAACGCGATGCGAGGCGTTGCGGGCGATGCCATGGCGGTGCTCACGCGTGCCCAGGTGCCGCCGCTCGCCCCGATGCCTTCGCCCTCGGCGCTCGCCGCAGTTCGCGCGGCGCCGACCAGCGCAGGCGGCACTGGCCCTGTGACCATGCACGTGACGTTCAACTTTGCTGGCGGCGGCTCGCGAAGTGCTGTCGAGGAGTTGGAGGCGTGGATACGTGACCCGGCGAATGCGCGTCGGCTCGCGTCCGCCGTTCAGAATCATCAAGCGAGGGAGGCGCGCGCCGCGTTCACCTGATGCTGCACTTCGGTGACCTCATTCAGATCCCGACCATCGCGATTCGGAGCGCGCCAGGGCGCGATTCCTGGTCGTGGGCGACGCACGAAGTCATCGAGTCGAAAGCGCGCAAGCAGTTCACGGGGAAGGCATCACGCGAGTTCACGCTCTCGCTGTTCTTTCACGTCGAGTTCATCGCGCCTCGGCCGACCATCACACGGTTGCGCCAGATCGCCGATGCCGCCGAGGTGTTTCAGCTCTGGACCACGAGCGGCGGCTATTGGGGCACTTACGTCATCGAGAACGTAGATGATCGCCCCGTCTGGACGTTCCCCGACGGCCGCATCATCGCCGCGTACTGCGATCTGACCCTCCGCGACCCGGGCGTGGAGGTCGAGGTCAAGACGCGTCCGGCGGCGCTCGTGACCACCGCGCAGGACACCGTGACCGAGCCGGTGGCGGAGGACGCGTCCGGCGACCCGGCCGACGTCAGCCCGCCGGATATTGCGAGGATCTGATGGCGCAGGAGTTCGTCGAGTACGTCACCCAAGACGGCGACCGCTGGGACCTGATCGCCTTCAAGATGTACGGCGACGCCTACGCGTACGAGCCTATCATCGTTGCGAATCCCCACGTACCGATCCGCGCTGTCCTGCCCGGCGGAATCAAGCTCCGCGTGCCGGTTCGCGAGACACCCGTGCTCGCCGATCCGAGCGTGCCCCCGTGGAAGCGTGGAGGTGCGACGTGAGCGATATTCGCCCCGTCTGGCACCTCACCTACGAAGGCGTCGACGTCACCGACGAGCTCGCACCGATGGTGCTTTCGGCGGAGTACGTCGATCACCTGAAAGGCTCGAGCGACGAGCTGCAGATCACGGTCGAGGATCGGGCGGGGCGATGGCGTGAAGGCTGGTTCCCTTCGCGGGGCGACCGCCTGACGCTGAAGCTCGGCTACGACGGCGAGCCGTTGCTCGACTGCGGCACCTTTGCGGTCGATGAGGTGGAGATGCGCGGTCCACCCGATACGGTGGCGATCGGCGCGCTCGCGGCGCCTCTATCGCCAGACCTGCGCAACAAGGTGAGTCGCGCCTTCGAGAGCACGACGCTGCGCGAAATCGCCGAGCGCATCGCCCGCGAGCTCGGGCTCGAGCTCGTCGGCGAGGTCGCCGATATCCGTATCGGTCGGGTCACGCAGACGGCGGAGACGACACTCGCCTTCCTGCGGCGCGTGGCCGACGAGTACGGCTACGCGTTCTCGATTCGCCCGCCTCGCCTCGTTTTCTACGAGATCGCCCGCCTGGAAGCCGCGCCTGCCGCCGTCGTGATCGATCGCACGAAGCTGCTTTCGTACAGCCTCAAGGGCACGACTCAGGAGACCTATGTCGCGTGCGAGCTGACATTCCTCGACCCTGCAACGAAGGAGCTGCGGAAGGTCACGGTCTACGCGCCGCACGCGCGTGAGCGCGTGGTCCTTGGGAGCGGGTCAGGCACCGCAGAGCTCGCACTCCCGACGCGCACGTTGCGCCAGGGCATGCGCGGCGACGATGTGCGCGCGTGGCAGTCATTTCTGGTGTCGCGCGGATATGACACCGGCGGCCTGGACGGCATCTTCGGGCCGAAAACCAGGTCCGCGACGATGAGCTTTCAGCGTGCCGCTGGCATCACCGTTGACGGGATTGCTGGCCCGGAAACCTATCGCGCCGCCCTGGAGGCTGGGTATGGCTCGACCGCGACCGGCACGCGTGCGGAGATCAGCGGTCGCGTGCTCCGCATTCAGGAACGAGCCGAGTCGCTCGAGCAAGCGGAGGCGAAAGCCATGGCGAAGCTCACCGAAGCGAACCGGCTGCGCGTGACCGGGTCCCTTTCGCTGCGTGGGAATCCGCGCGTCGTCGCTGGCACAACGCTCGAGCTGACCGGGATGGGTCGCGTGTCCGGCCGATTCCTCGTCCAGAAGTCGACACACCGCATCTCCCGGAGCGGCGGATACACGACGGAAGTGGAGGTGACCTGTGTATAGGCGTGGTCTCGTGTCCGCGGTCGATCCGGCCACCCACAGGGTCCGCGTCACGTTTCCCGACCGAGACGGCATTGAGAGCCCCTGGCTCGAGGTCCTCGTTCGCGCCGCCCACGTTGCGAAGCATCAAGACTTGCCGGCGATCGGGGACCAAGTCGCCGTGCTCCTCGACGAGCGTGAGGAGTCCGGGTGCATCCTCGGCGCGCTCTACTCGAACGCCGACAAGCCGCCCTCCTCCAAGGGAACGGTGCGCGCCTACCACTTTGGTGACGGCGGTGTCGTCGAGTACGACAGCGAGACGCACGTGATGCGCATCGTCGTGCCTGAAAACGGACGGGTGGAGCTCGCGGGTGCGGCGGAGCCGGTGGCTCTTGCGGATGCTGTGCGGCGCGAGCTAGAGGCGATTCGGGAGGCCCTCGACTCGCACACCCATGCAGCGGGGCTCCTCGTCGCCCCGTCTGGTGGCGGTCCCGTGACCGGTACCACTGGCACTGCGACCTCTGGCTACTCGCCCGGCAACGTTGCCGCGAAGCACCTGAGGAGCGCCTGAGCGGACTTGGTCCGCCTAGTGCCAGGACCGATAGGACGGCACCGTGACGGCCGTGCGTCAGTGGCAGCCATCTCTCGCGGATCCGAACGTCAGGGTCGAGGGACTCTCGGAGCTGCATCAATCGATCGCGATCGTGCTTTCGACGCCCGTTGGATCGGTCGCCGGCAATCCGGAGCTCGGCTCGCGTCTCGACGAGCTCGTCGATGCACCGGTGACGGTTGTGCGTGGGCGTGCGCCAGCGGAAGTCCAGCGCGCGTTAGGTCGATGGGAGCCGCGCGTCGAGGTCCTCGAGACGATCGTGATGCCGTCGAGCGACGATGGGCATTTCGAGCTCGAGATTTACTGGCGACCCGCCGGCACTGACATGGCCGCGCAGCGCACCGTGGTGAGGGTGTAATGGCAGAGCTGCTCCTTCCCGAGCCTCACTTCATCGACCGCGACCCGGAGCAGGTGCGGGTCGAATGCCTTGCGAAGTACGAGGCCGAAACTGGCCGGGCGGTGGTTCCGGCGCAGTTCGAAGCCCAGATCATCGATCTGATCGCCTATCGCGAATCGCTCATTCGCATCGCAATCCAGGAAGCCGCGAAGCAGAACCTGC